AACATAATTGCAATCATTACAATTAGAACGAGTATCTAAAGACTTTATTAATGTTACTTTAGTAGAAACTTGAGAATTAACTTGATAATTTTGGATTTTTAAAATTCGCCAATAAGTATCTTGTATAAAAATTTCATCTGCAAAACTAAAATTAGAAATATCTATTTCGTTTAAATTTAAATAACATTCCATAATTCTAGCATCTTCATCATAAATGTTATCTAAATATGGTTTCCAATACTTGCCATATAGTGCATTATTAAACCAATTTCCTTCTTCTGCTTCATATTGAAAAACAGATAAGTCCCCACATAAAGGGGGGGTAGAATTCCAATATAAAGATACTGAACTTTCTGTTAATGTTTGACCTATACTGTTGGTGGTAGTAAAAGGAGAACACAAAGGATATTTATTAAAGTCAAATGCTAAAACTGTAGTATCAGTAGTAAGGTGCATATAGATATTAGAGCCTGTCGCAGCACTAGTTACGATTGTTGTAGGTTCACCATTATAATAAAATAACTTTGATTTTGTAGCTGTTGAAGCTGTGGAAACACTCCCTGTTTCTTCATCTGTTTCATATGTGTAATCATACTGAACAGTAACACTTGTTAAATCTGATGAAATTGCATTTCCATCTTTCCAAACTTTACTATTAATAAAAGGAGCAAATATGCTTTCATTAGTAAATTCTCCTGATGCAAAATCGTTTCCTGTTTCATCTATTTTTAAATGACCAAACACATTTACTGAAGGCAAGTTTTCTCTTATTGATTTATTGTATACATCATCATCTTCTTGGTCAGTTAAAATAATTGTTTTTTTCTGTAATTGTGATGTGTCTTTTATTACAATTTCTTTTGATTTATCTATTTTATCTGTCCAATGCCTAATGCTTCCACTAGCAATATAATCGTTGTAAGGTTGTATTATTAAATTACTTTCATCATCAGAACTAGTTGTTATAACTAAATTAAATCTTTGAAGAATATCTTTTAAAAAATCTCTTTGCGTTATGTTAGGGTCTATACAAGCAGGAATGTCTACAGTAGAGCCATACAAACCTGATTGGGTTTCTCCTGTCCAATTAATCATAACTTTACTAAATAAGTCAGCACAAGCATCTACATATGATATTGTAATTCCACCTGCAGTTAGAACATCATATGCACCAAAGGTAAAACTTTGACCTGAACTTAAAGAACCTGGCATTTCTAATACTATAAATGCTGCTGAATCTAAAGGCATATCTTGAAGATCAAGAGTCCACAAAAGAGTAGTATTTGAAATTTCAACATCATTAACAGTATAAGTTTGTCCTATTTGTGTTCCATACTGTGGAGTCATCAAACCCCCTACTAATGCTCCTGGAACTAATTTGCATAATATATCTCCATATCCCAATGCTGTTAGTTCAACAATATGCTTGAAACTAATTTGAGTCATTGATTCATCTTTCTTTACAAAATAATGTAAACTTGTATTCCATACATTATCAGTATCTGCAATACTAGGACAACCACTTACCGAATTTTGACCTGCTTCTACTATTGCTCTTATATTTGATGTAGGACCTGTAACAGTACCCCAAGAACTTGTGCTACCTACTGCCATTACTCCACTAGGAGCACCTGAATAATTAGATGGAATACTTGGACTTTCTATATGATTACCAATAGTCATAAATAATTTACCAAAATAATCACTATCTATAAAGCTAGATGTATAGCTAAAACCTGCGTTAGCAATTAGTCTTTTCAACATAGTTCTTACTTGTATAGCAGGTCTAAGCTGAGTAATTGGAACACTATAAATGTTAGCTGCATTATACCCCCAAGCATTTGCTGCAGCTTGATCCATTCTAAGGTATCTTTTTATGGCTGTTCCTGAACCATTTATATCTTCATTATTATAATAAAATTTACCATTATTAATAGATAAAGGATACATTATTTTTTGAACATCTGCATCTGCATCTTGTAAAGATGCTCCTGCTACATTTTTAAAATCAGTAGTTCCACCTTCCCAAGAGTATTTTATATTATTGTGATTATAAAGGTGGTTGAAATCTGCTGAATAACTCCCATCACTATTTTTGAATATATCTTTTAAACTTTTTTCTCCAATAGTACTAAATAAAGTAGCTGTATTAGACATTATAACTACTTCATACAATTCTGCTTTTTTAAGAACAGATTTTAATTGTAATTGACCTTCAAACTGAACTACTGTTCCATAAAACAAAGCTGCATCAAAATTTAATCTAGGACTATATACTGATGTTTCTATATTTACATTATACCATTCTTGAAAGAAATTATTGTTGGTTTCTGTAAATGGTAATTTGAATGTTTGTGTAAAACTACTCGTTCTTGTTTCAGGTTCTTTAACATCAGAAAATTGATAATTTATACTGATATTTGGTGCTGCCTGTAAATCTAATTCATAAGTACTTTCAATAGTAGAACTAGCAGTAGCTTTTCTATATGCAACTAATCTAACTTTCATTAGCTATTTGTATTTAATGGATTAGCATATTCTATATTGATAGTATACTGTATTTTTAAACCATTATTAGCACTTGTTTTTCTTTGTATGTTTTTATTTGTAATAATTACAGGAACAGTATATGTAGTATCTGCATTTTCTATAATAAATACATCTGTTGACATTACACATTTTTCTAGTAATTCAGCATCTTCTTCTGTTATCCAATCTGTGTTTAATGTTTCTTTTAAAATTGCACTTGTTTTTCTTATTTTTTTAGAACTATCAAAATTGTTATAAGAGTATTCAGTAGAATTAAATTCTCCTATTATTTTTCCATAAGTATCTTTTTTAACATCTACAGATTGTGAAGATTTCATTTTAAAATTAAAATAATCCCAACAACCTAAGCTATTACGCCAACCCAATCTTCTTATCTTATAACCTTTACAACTTGCATCTTGTTTAATAAAATAATATATGCCCGTAGAAGGAGCAGGTGTTCCCGTATCATCTTTGCCTTGTATTGTGTAAAACGCCCAATTAGGAAAATTAGATGGTTGGGCATCTCCCGAACTACCACCAACAGGAGTTACAGTTGATGCTTCTAAATTACCAGGACCACAACCAAAATAAACTAATCTTTCAGCATTAGTATTAACTTCACCACCACTTGCAGCAGGATTTGCTCCACCTGTTGCATTTTCATTAGTTATAGTTTGAGCAGAACCTATTGATGCACCCGCAGCAGTATAATATCTAATTTCTATTATATCAATATCAGAATCAAAATTAGCTTCATCATTTAAAAAAGCTACAGTATGAAAATCATCTGCTTGTACATAATTAATATATCTTTTACTAGCAAAAGTAACTCCAGACCAACTTGTTCCACCATCTCTATTTAAATAGCTTTTTTGCACATCACTTAAAAACCTTCCGTAACCATCTTTAGTTTGAAAAACTTGAAATGCTGTTCCTTGAAAATAAGCTCCTGATGTTCTTGGTGTTTCTAAAGATAATGAAGCAGCCATATAATACTTAGTATTGTCTGCATTTACACTAGTATTTTCTGAAGGAACTTCTGAAGCACTTGCAGAATAAGATTGATATGCTTTGACATAAATTTTTTGTATCTGATTATAATTATGACTAAAGATTTTTGCTGTTACATTTTTTCCTAATGTATGTATTGGTTTAGTCGTGTCATTTTGATCTGCATAAGTGTTTTCTAATTGTGTGTTAATTATATCTGAAACATCAAATAAAGCATAAACATTTGTTGTTCCTGTAGCATAACCATTTTGTCTTTGTTTTATTTTACCTAGCAATTCTCCTGAAGCATCATCAATCCTAACTTCTAAAATAAATTTAAAATAATATAAAGCTGTGATGTCTGTTTGTTTAGCCATATAAGGGACAACAGGTGTCCAATTTGTTATTGCAGGGATTTTTGACGCATCTTCTACGGGTATTTGTGGTAATGATATTGTTCCTATTGCCATATTATGTTATTATTGTTTCTAATTGTTTTTCTAAATCTTCACCAAATGCTTCTACTATTGCATCTGTTTGTTTTTTTAATTGTTGCGTAAATGGTTTGCTAAAGAATTGTGTTCTTGTTAATCCTCTTTGGTATATTGCTCTTTGTATTAAAAATGCTAAACTTTTTCTTTTTATAAACTTGCCATCTTTTCTAGCTGCTTTTAATGGTTTACTAACTATCCATCTATCAATCACTCCTCTAGGTGGCATCTTGTTAGAAAATTTAAAAGGACTGCCTTGACCCCTCATTTTTCCTTTACCCTTATATCCACCTGCACCCCTTACACCTTCATCTACAAATGCCCAATAATCCTCAGCACCACCAAATTCAAATTCTAGTGTTACACTATTTTTATCTGCTGTAACTAAATAATCATAATCATTATATAATGTGTTTTGACTAGTTGTTTTCTTTTTTTTTTTTAATATACCCCTACCTTCCTTGACAACTTTGCCACCAAGTTTCTGCATTGCTTGTATGGTGTTTATAAATTGCATTAGCTATTTGGTGATATTGGTACAATACAAAGATTGTTCTTGTTATTTACTTGCATACTTATAGATGCTGACCAACCTGTTAAAAGATTATCAAAACGTGCTGTGAATGGTTCACAAGATATTGGCAATTCCAAAACAACTTCATCATCTACCCAACTTGTAGAATATAGGTTTTGATGAAACTCATTAATTACATCTTGCAGTATATTTAGGTTTTCACTTAGTGTATCTAATCTGCCTAATCTTTCATTATTAGGAGCATCACCTACTTCATCATTAATCATATCTAATACATAGATTGTAAAGGTATAAGTCATTACACCTTTGTCTACTGTTGCTGTTCCTGGTTCTGCATATAGAATAACATAATCAGTTGCACCTAGCTTATTAATGTCAACTTCGTCCATAAAGCCACTATGAAAGCTATTGATCATATAGTGCTTATCAGCTATTGTTTCTAAAAATCCTACAGCGTTTCTAAATGTTATCATAGTTGTTATTCTTTTTATTATTGTAATCTTGAGAGTATGACAAATAAGTCAAAACTTCTAAGATTGGTAATCTTGTTATTTTTTCTATATCTAGAATACTATTTGACAAAGAAAATAAAACATTATACCAACCCCATTTAGAGCTCATAGTAACACCTTTTACTCCTTCATTGTTTGCAACTGCAAATAATTGTGCGAAATCCTTGCCAAGTCTTCCCCTAAAGTCAAAAAAAAACCTAGCGAACCTAATGCTATATCCATTGGACAATCTTTAAATAATTCTTCTTTAAATTCGTCAGGGTTATATTCTTCTATACTGTATCTTTCTCCCCTAGAAAAATTTATCTTTCTATATAGTATAGACATAATAGTATGCAAGTTTTCTATTGGCTCTTTACAATAGCTTTCTAAGTCAATGTATTCTCCTGTACTAATGTTACTAAGATTAGGACAGAATCCATATTCTTCATCATTAAATTTGAATACCTTTCTAAATTCTTCTTTGTCAGGCTCAGTATCAATCATCTTTTTAATTATCCCCATTATGTCTAATAAGTCCGTGTAAGCCATTTTCTTTACTACAAATGGACTTGTATTGCATAATAAAGCTAAACTCTTTATAACCTTGTTTTTCTCACTTCCCTTTCCTTCTTGTATTTTTACATACTTTTGATAAGTGTCAATTGTTATATCAGACCAATTATCAGGTATTGTTAATTTAACCTCTTTCATTACTAATAAATATAAAAATTCATAATTCGTTTTTTCTACAGTATATAGTATTTACCACTATGATTAATACTAAGTTTATTTAAACACAAATAACGTGTTGCATCAATTAAATGGTCATTAACTTTTACAGGTGTATTAAGAACATCACCATTTTTGTCTGTCGCCCATTTATAACCCCTAAATTCTTTGATTGCATTTAGACTGTCTTTAGTAATATGCAACTTGTATCTTCTCATTATATCAATTCCTAAGTGTATTCCTGCTCCCTTCTTAGCAGGTTTTATATTAAATCCCTGTCTATATATCTCCTCAATTGTTTTCGGCTCTGCTGAGTCACCGATAATTTCAGACTGCCTATCTATTCTAAATTCCTTTAGCTTATTAGCAAGGTCAGTATTTGTCAATCTCTTTTCATATAACATCTCTTTGATATATAAATTGTCATCAGATTGATATACTGCTACTAATGCACTTGGTGAATTAGTAAAGCCAAAGTCTAATCCATAGCCAACTAGATTTCCTTGTACTTCATCTACTAATTCAAACTTTCTGAATATCATTGTTTGTATTGAACCTATTTCACCCAATCCATAAACTTGCCAATAGTCAGGGTCTAAATCTTTTAATCTTTCTATTTCTGCTATTGTATCTTTATCTAAGAATGGATTTGCTTTATATGTTGACTTAATAAATGTGCAATCATCTCTAGTCATAACTTTATCATATATCCAACTATATGGGTCTGAGGGATTATAGTCTAAATAGACTTTGCCTGTTGTTCTAAGTATAAGCTGCTGATAATCTTCATAAGTAAATTCATTAGCTTCGTTTAGCCATAAATAATCACGCTTACGACCACGAATCTTCTGTGGTTGGTCAACACTAATAAATTCAATTAGATTGCCGTTAAGCGTATATGATAATTCTGACTTGTTGTGGTTTTCTTCAAAGTACAATCCTAGTTCTTTTAGCAATTCCAACACATCTCGATATGCTGTACCTTTAAGTGCAGGTAATGTTTTCCTACATATAGTAAATACTTTGCCTGTTTCCCTTAATGCTTTTACTATAAATAATTGACAAAGCGAATAGGTCTTTGAACTTCTCGTCCCCCCCTGAAGACAAGTTATTCGTGTGCTAGACCTATACGCCTTGTGAAATACATTTGTGGTATCAATCGTTACCTGTGTCAATTACTTTTATATTTATATCGGTTATAGATTTGCCATCAGTTGTAATATCCAATTCTGATTTTTCAGTATACCCTCTGCTCTTGCCTTTAGTCTTTAAAAAGAATATAGTCGCTGCTGTTGAGTTATCTTGAATCTGTTGGTGTAATTGGCTCTCTGCAAAGTCTAATGCAACATTCTCAATCTCTTGAACTTGTTGTCTAAATTCTTCATCATCTTTAAGCCATTTGTAATATGTGCTTCTAGGAATATCAGCTTTTTTACAAGCTATTGTTACTACCCCTAAACTCTTTTCTAACGCCTTTAATAGCGTTTCTTTTTTAATGTGTCTACTTTTGTTCATAGTTTTTTAGCTTTTTGTCCTGTAAATTGTTCCCATCTTTCAATAATTACATCACAGTATTTAGTATCTAATTCCATTCCATAACATATTCTATTTGTTTTTTCGCAACCTATTAATGTTGAACCACTACCTAAAAAAACATCTAACACAATATCAGGATTTAAATTAAATCTATCTAATACCCATAAAAACAAAGAAACAGGTTTCTGTGTTGGGTGTACTCTGTTTTTTTTCTCACTTGCTTGTTTATATAGTCGGCAAACACTTCGTATATTTGTATATGCTAATTCACAATCGGTTTGGTCGCTTTGTCCGTTGTTCTTGTCCCAAACTATCCACCCCTCACTGTTTGGAATAATGTTAGCGTAATAATTAGCACCCCACCAAACTTGATGACATTTAAAAATATCATTAATTAAATTAAAACTTTTTTCAGCTATTTGTGTGTCATCATCACCTATTATATCTTTTTTATATTTTTTACTTAATACTCCACTTTTGCTAACTGCGTTCATTCCATAAGGTGGGTCAGTAAATACCATATCTGCCTTATCTCCATTCATTAGCTTTTTAACATCACTTTCTTTTGTGCTATCACCACACATTAATCTGTGATTACCTAGTTCCCAAACATCACCAAGTTTAACTCTGCTTTCTTTTACTTCTGGAATATGGTCATCTTCTGTATTGCCCTCTGTGATTTTATCTATATTAAAACCAAACTCAATATCTTTAAATCCCCATTCTTTTAATTCTTCTATATCAAACTCATTAGCTAGTATATCCATATCCCATTCACCACCTGACTTGTTTAGTCTTATATTTAATTCTCTTTCTTGTTCTTTGTTAAGGTCTAACACTACACAATCCACATCTTTATATTTTAACTCTTTACAAATCTTTAATCGTTGGTGACCACCAATTACTATGTTTCCATTTTTATTTATTATTATAGGATCAACTAAACCAAATCTATCTATTGAGTCTTTTAAATCACTATACTGCTTTTTAGTAATCTGTCTAGGATTATATGTTGCAGGTTTTAATTTACTTATTTCTATTAATTCTATTTTCATATTGTTTCTTATATTCTATTTGGTGATAAATTTGCTGACAGACTAATTCCAAATGTTTTATTCTGCAAAACATATTAAAGCTAGAATCTGTTTCTGCTGAATTATGACAATCCCTACACAGTCCCATTAAGTTTTCAATGTAGTCTTTATTTTTTGAGCCACCCATTCCTCTAGCGTCTAAATGATGAATGTCTACGGCTCTATCTTGCTGACACATTTCGCACATAACAAAATCAGTTTCAGCATAATCAAAAAAGGTCATATATATTTTAGTGTGTTTTTTCAACTTTCTTTGGCTTTTTATATAAATTATCAGTAGGGAGGGACATTATAAAATCCCCCCCACAAAAAAAACATCTGCCTTTTTGTATCAAACTAACCATTGTACAACTAATACAGAATCTAAATATCTGTTTATTCTTCTTTTTTGCAACTGTTTTCATATACTGTTTTTAATTTTTGTAATGTTCCTTTAACACAACTACCACAACTGCTAGTCTTTTTGTTAGCATTAAATAATTTATTATAAATCTTAACTAAGATAGCTTGGTCGCTTCCTGTTATTGTTCCTTTAGTTCTTGACATTACTTCTTCATAAATAGCAATCTCATCTTCTGTCATTTGTCTACTATATGGGTATAGCTTATTAAGAGCCTCTTTACGTTCTTCACATTTACAATCAATTCCTGTCAATTCACTAACCTTATCTACAATAGATTTAATGCCTGTAGCTTCTGTTATTTTAGAAATTGTATCACCTAAACCTTTACTCTTTTTTGTCATCTTTTAATTTGTTTAATAATTTATCTTTTATCTTATCATCATCTATTAAATCTAACAGTCTGTGTATTGCATAAGAAGCTGCTTCGTTTATTTTTAAATCAAAACCTTCTTTAGTTCCTAATACATAAGTCTTACCTTTTTCATCACTAAAAGAAACCATATCATACTTCTTTATTAGTTCTGTATTAGCTTTTTTTATTGCCCTAATGATTCTGCTTTTTTTCATTTTTTATCATTTCATTAAATAATTCTTGCATTTCAATAGGTAATTTTTTTATAGAATTTTTTACTTGTTCTATATCACCATTTTCATTATATGCTTCTTGTATTTCTAATAATTGTTGTATTGCTTTATTTTTCATTGATTAAATAATTTTTTACGTTTTTAATTGCCTTATATATTGTAGCTCTTGAAATCTTTGTTGCCTGAGCCATTGAATTTAAAGAATGTCCTTCACGATAGTAAATTCTAAAACATTCTGCATCAAACCAATATAAGTCTTTTAGTTTTTCTTCTATCCATTCTAACTTTTTTTCCACTAATTCTTTATCTTCTGTATTCTTTTCTGTGTTGTCTGGCGATATAGCTTCAATAATTCCTGTAACGTGGTATTCATAGTATTTATTATAAGTGTAATAAAATCTGCTTGTTTTAGAATGGTATTGATTTAGCATTACTCTAGCTATATAGAATGTTAATTGTTTTTTTTCTATGATCTCATTAATCCTGTCTTGGTCACATTTATATAGTTCTTCAATAACAAAACTAAATAAATCATCTTTACCTTTTATACCTGCGATATTATAAGCCATATCTTTTAGCTTGTTATAATTATCAATCAGGTATTGGTTCAACATATTTTGATTACTGAGGGTATATTTATCAGCTTCATTAAATTATATTCTACATTGCTTATTTTAGAAGAATCTATTTCTATTATATTGCTAAAACGCTTATGTAGTTTCTTATAAATATAATTTTCTATATTATCGTTTTTTGTCAAATCTCGTAAAATAAAAGATAGTTCAGCTCCAGACTCAAACAAAATTGTGAACAACCTATTGTTAGTATCTGTGTAATCCCAGAATAATCTTTCGTTCCTACTATTAAAAAATGTTCTCTTAGCTTTCATTTAAAAATAAATCATAGGGGTCATATCTGTATAGATTAACAATTCTTTTGCTAGTTTGTTTCCACGTATTTCTATGACTTATACCTTTTCTTTTTCCTAGCATATGCCAACCCATAGTTTTCCAAAACAAATTAGAGGGTAAATCATTAGCACAACCACAACTAAAAGATAATGTGCCTATAGTTTTACCATATTCTATTACACTATTTAATAGCAATCTACCCCTGTCCATTAATCTTGCATCTGTTTGTAAACATATTTGAGCAATTTTGCCATATTTCCAAATAGCATTAACTCTACCAAATGAAGCCAATACAAAACCAACTAAATCTCCATTACATTCACATACCCATAATTTGTCATTACAAACATTACTCCACCTTTTGCCTGTTTTTATGCCTGTAATAGCTGATTCGTAAGCCATTTTAGGAATAAAACCCAAAGACAAAGATTCTTTTTTAGCTAAAGATACTATGTATTTTATATCCTTTATTTCTGCATATCGCACAATACCTAGTCCGTTTTCTTTCATTTTATTATTCCTTTTAAATATCTGTCTATAACAGCAACAGCTTCATCATATCCATATACGATTTCTGACACAAAATTTCTTTCATTAAGTTTTTCTCGCCACCATAACTGTTCTTTTGTTGGTCTGCCTTTTTTTGTTTTAACTTCTAAAAACAAAGAATGAAAATTACCAATAGGTTCTAGGATTGAAAGATCAGGATAACCCTTTATATAGCCACTAGCTTTCATCTTTACCGCTTGAGTCATTGATGTTCTTAAACCTCCTGCACTAGCACAATACAAAACATTTGGATATTGTAATTTAATATATGTAACTATTGCTTTTTGTAATTGATATTCTTTCATAATTTGCCCAATTTTTGCCCAATTATATTTTATTGGTTTTATATTTGATTGATTATTAGATAGTTATAAATAATTGTTGTGACCCTAATAGTAACCCCAATATGATTATTTTTTAACCCATTTAGCTTGACCATTATAATTATTTATATCCTTAACATACCCAATAGATTCTAGGTGTTTATGATACTCTTTAGTCTTATTAACATCTTGCTCTATTCTTTTTGCATAATGAATATCATAATAATCAGGAAAAGAAATATCATTATAATAATTACTTTTCTTTTCTTTTGCTTTAGTATACTCTTCTTTACTAGCATTGCCGTTGCTAACCAAACCTTTATGCGGTTGCAATGCCTTTGCATTATTCCATCTCTTTTTTGCATTCTCTTTAGCTATATTACTCTTATTATTTATTTCATCAATTTGATTATTTAATCTTCTAGAATAAAAACAACCATCTTCTATAACAAATAAATCAAAATCTTCAATTACTTGCTTTAAGATTTTAGAATCACATTGTAAGCCATAAGCCAATATATCATATTGATTTATACAGATTTTATTTTCTTCTGCAAATAGCAATTCTAATACAGCCCAGAACACCCCATATCCTTCATATCCGAGTGTTGCCCTTAGCTTTATAATTCGGTAATCGTTTCTAGCTGTTGAGTCGTGGTTAAAGTAAGTTTTTTTCATAGTATAGTAGTTAAGATAATGCCTGTGTCAATATAGAAAAAGAATAAAACAAGTAAAACACAGGCACTATCAGGATTAATTAAAATGGTAAGTTCTCATTAGTGTCATTATCAATAACAAGATTTTCTTCTAAATTAATGTTTTTTACATTTAAAGTATTAAAAAATTTACCCTTCCATTCATT